CTGAGTCATGAGTGTTTCGGTACACGTCAGCCGCTCAAACCCATACTCCTTTCACAGGTGGTAACAATTTTGTTAGTTTTACTTATAGTTTTAATTCTAATGTATCGTACTAAGAATCGATGAGGTTTATGGCTGAAGTATATGAAGCGATGTATGAATACAATGACAAACACTATTTTAGGGTCATAGTCCCAGAGAAAATGACCGACATTATGGCAAGGTTACAGATGTCTTCTAGTCGTTTTATCCAAAATAGAAATGTAGAGAATCCCCTAGATGGTCGAATATTGAAAATTAAGATTCCATTCCGTTATAGGAGAGTGATGTGCAACGTCGAGGGACGTCCTATTCAGTCTCTAATAAAGGGGGATGTCATAGATGTGAATGTTGATTTCAAGGGGGTGTGGAACATTGAAAATCATTCAGGCTTTTCTTGGGTGCTCTCCTCTTCAACCTTTTCGGGCTCGTCAGTTGATTGAGAGGGATCACGTGGGAGATCGAGGGTCTCCAAACCACCCCTCTTCAAATCCCTAAATGTTTGGAGCATACCCTGAAGCCTGAAGACTTCTTGGGTCATCTGCTCGATATTTTGGGTAATCTTTTTAATATTTTCGTCAATGTTTACAACCGGCATTTACTTATTTAAAGTTTCAAGTCTTTAAATAAGTAACTATGGGCAGCCTCACACGGAGTGGTTACATCACCAATAGTACAGAAGTGGGTATTTTTAAAAAAGAACTTACTGTAAGACCTATCGTAAATGGAGACTTCGGGTTTCCTCCACCACCTTTCAAAGTTTTCAGAACAACTAAGAATGGAATCTGCGTTCCAAGATTCTACGGAACTGATAGGGTTGGAGAGCCAAAACAAGATAGACGACCAGAACCAGCGAAAAATACAGCCAAATTCACTGGACAACTCCGCGACGCTACAAACCAAAACGAGGCATTTAACGCCGCAATTCAAGCAGGCCATGGTGTCCTGTCTTTACCATGTGGGTATGGGAAGACGACGGTATCCTTGGCCATAGCCTGTAAACTTGGGTATCGCACAATGATTGTGGTTCACAAACAATTTTTAGCTGACCAATGGAGGGAAAGAATTCAACAGTTTTGTCCGGGTGCCACTATAGGTATAGTCAGACAAGACAAGAAGGAGGTCAATTGTGATTTCGTGATAGCGATGCTACAATCCCTCTCCCTAAAGGAATATTCGTATGACGATTTCGATACTATTGGAACACTTATTGTTGACGAAGCGCATCACATATGTGCAAAAGTTTTCAGTCAGAGTTTATTCAAAATGTGTCCAAAACACATCTTCGGCCTCTCTGCGACACCCGAGAGAAAGGATGGTCTCACCAAAGTGCTTCATTGGTTTATGGGTCCAACCTTTTTCGCTGTAGAGAGAAAGAATCAAGATCAAGTTGAAGTTTTTCCCATCACATTCGATTCCCCAAGTTATAAAAATCCACCCCCGAGTATGAGAAATGGTAAAATATCTATGCCAAATATGATTACATATCTAGTCGAGGATAGAGTGAGGAACAAGATGTTAGTGGAACTCGTCAAAAAAGCTTCATCTGGGACACGTCAGTTACTGGTCCTCAGTGATAGGAGATTGCACTGTGAACTACTTCATCAATGTTTCCCAACAACTTCTGGTCTGTATATGGGGGGTATGAAGGAAGCTGCCCTCCAGGAGTCTTCAAAAAAGAAGATAATCTTCGCTACATTCAGTCAAGCCCACGAGGGTCTAGATATTCCAACCCTCGATACTGTCATTCTAGCTTCCCCCAAATCTGATATCACTCAAAGTATCGGTCGTATCATGAGGGAAACCAAAGGAAAGAAAAACAACCCCCACATCTACGATATTCACGACCCGTGGTCTGTGTTCACCGCTATGTTCTACAAACGATCGAAAATATATAGGAACGGGGGATTCAAAATTCATGGAAAATTTGTAGAAGAACAAAAGGATACTTTTCCCAGTGGGAAGTGTCTAGTTAATTTAAAATGAGGGAAAACCCCAAAGTAGATTACCATTTATGCCCTGATAGAATCAGAGACGGCTAATATTATTACGCCAACGATGAACGCTATGATGACATAATTTAATTCAGTATCTTCATCACCCAACGGCCCCTTCTCGGGCTTGGTTTCACTGACAACTACCTGTTGTCGTGGGGGAGGTGGTTCTAGTTCCTCCAGCGGACAATACGCTATCATTTATAATATACTTTAGAGATTTATTTCAGTCTTCTTTTTACGTCGAACCCTCTTGGGTTTTGACGCGTCGACATTCACTTCCTTCACCTCACCCCCGGTAGATTCGCCTGAAATAGAGACGATGTCAGAGAATTCATCCTCATCCTCGATTGTTGGGGTGGAGGTGGTGAGAGTAGTGTTCATCGGGGGTGGAGGGGGCATCATAACACCACCCATCAAACTGGAAATATCCATACCGGGTCCCCTCATTTCGTAATTACCGGTCCCCCCGATCGGTGGTTCTCCTGTATTTTCACCAGGGTTCCTATTAGTGTTTTGAACCGCCGACATCATGTTCTTCACCAAATCGGGGTTTTGCTTGAGGACGTCATTCATGTTTGGTATCGCAGTCTTAAACATACTGTTAGTCAAGTGGAACATCATCGCCGAACCCCCGAGCATCATGATTAACTTCACCTCTGGTGCGACATTGACCTTGGATCTATACTTGACATACAATTCCTCAAATACAGTATCATAGTCATCAACATTTTCCATGATGGATTCAGACCAACCCTCCAATTGAACCTCAAAGGGGTTGTATCTCTTATTGAGAAACTCTAGACCAGTGACACAAGCCACTAACATACGCCTCGAGAATCTAATAGAGTGTTCTACATCTATGCTGTAAGTAATCCGTTTAACCTCGGCACGGAGTTCATCCACATTCGAATACGCGGTGAGACGTTTGTTCACAGTAAATCCCTTCTTCTCTAGACGAGCAAGTTTATTTAGAAGATCCGACTTTTCTTCATCTATGGAAGTATACCCTTTGGAAGGTTTCTCCTCCTGCATTTCTGGAGCACCCATATTATCCTCATCGTAGCCCATGTCGTCCTCCCCGTAATCAATTTCCTCAGTCTGTGCCGTGTGGTTGGGGATGGACTGCTTGTTAGGATTTACAAAAGCATCCATCGCTTCCTGGTGTTGTACGGGTGGTCGTGGTCCATACGAGGTTTTCTGAGGACGCTGCACTGGTCTATGCTGTGGAACAGAAATCTCTATCTCGTCCATAAGCGCCTGTTCATCAGCATCTAATTTCATAACAGTTGTGTGTCCTCTATCGAGAATGATATCTTCGTCCATCTACTCTCTCTGTAGAAACTAAAAAAATTATCTTTAACGCACTTTAAAAAAATCTAATTATATAGTAAAAATGTTCAACCTTAACAAAACCAGTCGCAACGGCTTGATGTACGTCATGGTCCTCATGTCTCTCATCTCTGTTCTGGCAATCATACAGGGTGGGTCCAGCAATTATCAACCCAGGCCAATCACCGTCAATGCTATCAGTGAAAAATCTATTTTTGATCTCGAGCATAAAGAAGAATGTGTCCCTGGGTCCCCCAAAGGTAGCCCTTACACCAAGTCTCTCACCCCGGGTGGACTCTGTGGTGCTCAAGATCTTGTGAGTGCTCACGCTGGTTATTCCATCACAGACGGAATTGGTGGATCTTTAATCTAAGTGTATATAAATGGTGCACCCAATCCCAGATCTCAATTACGAGTATCACACAATAACTCTTGATTCTACTGGACAAAGTGCCAATACTTTTACATGCTATTTGGAAAACCCACTGCAAAATGTTGTTCAGGCTAAACTTGTGGCCTCCCACATCCACACAAAAACGTCGAATCAACATATCTATATATCCATCAAGGAACTCGATAGTAACTTCAACGATAGGGCAACCATGACGTTAAATGGTGCAGGCACAATCGGTAACGTTAGGGGATCTTTTGCGAGCCTCATTTCTGATATTACAGCAGTAGGAACAAGTAACCATATCAATAACTTCAAGGATGAATATGATGTGAGCACACAATATATCAACCCAATTCGTCGTGTTGGTCGATTCACAGTCAATATTTATAATCAAGTGGGTGAACTTATTACACCCAACACCACAGGCACACCAAATTTTCTCATCATAAAATTTGTCTGTATGAAACCCAATATGTAATTTTTCTTGTTTAATTGTAACAAACGATGTCAGCCGGTATAACTCAACTTATAGCCGTCGGTGCCCAGGATGAGTATATCATGGGTAAGCC